CTTAGAGACTTTTTAACCAAACAATAGTAGTAATACATATTGCGGCTTTCAGTAATGATGAAAGGTACGGTAAAATCAAAAAGTATTGGACAATCCGCATCCAAATTTCCAATTAATTTTGGAAAAAGGTTCAACGACTATCTCCGTGAAGGAGAGTACATTAAAGTTATTTATAACTTTTTTGGAAATGGTTGGGATTTTTATAATTTTTATTAGCTATCTTTGTAAATCACAATTTATTAAAATAGCATTATGGAAAAAATTAAAGGAAAAAGCAAAATGCCGGAATATAAACAATGGAAATCTATGAAATCCAGATGTTATTCTCCGTCAGCAACAAAAGGAAAATATAAAGAGAATAATATTCAAGTTTGTGAAACTTGGAGAAATTCTTTTGAAACTTTTTATGAAGATATGAAAAATTGTCCAGAGGGATTTACTTTAGAAAGACTTAATAATCTTAAGGACTATTCTAAAGAAAATTGCATTTGGGCTAACAGAGAAACACAAAGTAAAAACCGAGAAGAATTTAATGACATTGTTACTTATAATAATAAGACAATGGTGTTAAAAGATTGGGCTAAAGAATTAGATATTAAATATACAACTCTTTATCAAAGAATTTACAGAAGTGGATTATCTTTCGAACAAGCTATACAAAAAGATCCATTTAATAAACTTATTACTATTAAAGGCGAGTCTAAAACTCTTAAACAATGGTGTGAAGTATATAATATGGAATTTGGATTAGTTAATAATCGAATATCAAAACATAAATGGAATCCTATAGAAGCTTTAACTATTCCTAAAGGAGTAAAAAGGATTAAAAATTAAGATATAGTCTGAACTTTATAGAAATATAAAGAGTTGTGCAATAAGCACAGATTAACACAACTGATGAAAAATTTACTCAAATGGCAGGTAATTTTTATTCTGTACTTAAGGAAGCAATGGTAATGCGAGATAACTTAAAAGTGTGTGTACTTACTCATGCTGAAAATATAGGTGATGCATTAAATCCTAATTATAAAATTAAGACAATTGGAAAAATGATAGATACTATGATAACTGTTGAAGGTTTATTTACCTACGTGTTATTTACAGTTATCACTAAAGATACCGAAGGAAATATTGATCATAAATTTGTAACTCAATCTGATGGTACAACTACAGCAAAAACACCAATGGGTTGTTTCTCTGATTTGTATATAGACAATGATTTACAATATGTGATTGATAAAATTAATGAATATAATGGGGAATAATGATTAGACAAGTTACAGTAACATTTAATTTTGATCCTAATGATGAGATTCCAGTAAGTGATTTAACTTGTTGGATTGATGGAGTAGAAAAAAAGAAAAAAACAACTAGATCAGTAAAAACTGAAGTGAAAAACGAAGTTTTAGAAAATGAAGCTATAATTAAATTAGAAGCTTCAAAGATATCATTTAATAATAAGGCTGTAGCTGATATGGGATTAAAATATCAGGACAAAATAATTATTAAATACAAAGTAATTAATGGAAGTAAAAAACCACTTCCTTTAATTGGAACAGATGAAGCTTTTGATGAAGAGGGTTCAGGAAATAAATTAACTAAAACTAATACGCTTTCCTATAGAGGAAAAGCCAATACAATTCTTTCCGAATATGGAACAGAGTTTACTATTGAAGAGTATAGTGATGGAATTTGGAAACTTGTTTCTACAAATAAGAAAAAAGAACCGTCTACTTATGAAGAAGTAGAAAAAGAGGCAGACGATTTAGATATAACTATATTAACAGATAACGAAGATGACACAGATGAAATTAGTGAAATGACTTACATCCTTTAATATATAAATATGAGTTTTTCTTTTGACGGAACAGCAGGTACTTCTCAAAGTACATCAAAATCAAAATTAGAAGTAAATAAAATCCATACAGTTGCCTTGGAATCGTGTGAATTACAAGAAATTGTTGGAGTAAAAGATATAACAGCAGTGTATAAAGTTTTAAAATTAAGATTCTCTAACGATGATGGTTATTATGAACACACTGTGTTTGAACCACGTCCTGATGATTTTAAACGTGAAATTCGTACTGTTGTAGATAAAAAAACAGGAAAAGAAAATAAAATACCACAAGCATCAGGTGTAGAATCCATGATGTTATTGTTTAAACATATTATTGATGCATTTGTACCAGAAGTTGGTAAAAAAATTGATAATAAAGAAGTATCATTAGGTGCGGCTAATTGGGATGAATTAAGAAAATTAATTAAAAAGATCTTGGATAGAGGTAAAGGAAAAACTTCTTCAATTAAATTAATTAAGAATAGTAAAGGTGAACCAATATTTCCTAGTTATTTTGCAGGTTTAACCAGAGAAGGTGTAGCTTATGTAAGAAATAACTTTATTGGAGAAAAATTAGCATTTACTCCTTACGAAACTGATCAATTTAATAAAGAAGCTTCAGCTAAAATAACTCCTGCTTCAGGATTTAATTTTAATGATGGAGAATCTAATAGCTCTAATGATTCTGATGATATGGATTTAGATTTCGAAGTAGGAGGAATCTAAAAATATAATATTGGAGTAATATGTATGAACTAGAAGTTGCTCCAAGAATTACTAAAGAATTATTATTATCTAAAAATCCCGCTGAAGCTTATTTTGAATTTTATTTAGGGATTCCAGTAAAAAAAGGATTATTTTGTAGTCCTAGGATTATTAGAATTGATAATACTCCAACTTGTGCATTTCATAAAGATAGTAAAGGAAATTTATATTATAAAGATTTTGGAGGACCTTGTTTTGATTTTGTAGGATGTGTGATGCATTTACACAATTGTACTTATTACAAGGCTTTAAAAATTATAGCAAATGATTTTAATATTATTAATTTCCCGAAACTAGATAAAAATGTAGCAAAAAAAGAATATTCTGGAAAAATAATAAAAGAAACAGAAAAAGCTAATATTCAGGTAGAAATAAAAGATTTTTCACAAAAGGAGCTCCAATGGTGGGCTTCTTTTGGAATTTCTTTAAAAACTCTTAATAAATTTAAAGTATTTTCTATTAAATCTGTATTTTTAAATGGCAATTATTTTAATAGTTCATCAGAATCTTCTCCGATATATGGATATTTTGGAGGAATTAGATCAAATGATGATGAATTATGGAGATTATATATGCCAACAAAAAGAAATTATAGATTTATGAGTAATTGGGATGGAAATCAATGGCAAGGTATAAAACAATTACCTAAAGAAGGAAATCATTGTATAATATCAAAATCAATGAAAGATGTGATGACATTATATGAGTTTGGATTTATTGCTATATCTCCAACTTCAGAAAATATAGTAATAACTGAAAATAGACTTAATCGACTAGTTGCTAAGTATTCAAATGTTTTAGTATTTTTTGATAATGATTTACCTGGAGTAAAAGGAGCACATAAATATAAAAAACTATATCCTAATGTAAGATGTATATTTTTAAAAAGAAAATATTCTAAAGATATTAGTGATCTTGTTAAAAAAATAAGTAGAATTCAATTTTGGGTAGTTGTTGATGAAATAAATGAAATTATAGACAATTTAAACATAAGAGAAACTAAACACTTTTATGTTTTTTAAAAAATAAATTATGGCAAAAAAGAAAGTTGATCCTTCTTTGTGAGAAGAATCAGTTGAAAATAATACTAAGGAAGATGTTTTAGAAAAACCTAAGAAAAAAAGATCGGGAGCGTATTCTAAAAGAAAAGGTAATTCTTATGAATTAAAAATAATAAAAGAGTTAAGTAATCTTGGATTTGATGGATTGAAATCATCTAGAAGTGAATCTAAAAGTCTCGATAATGATAAAATAGATATTGCGCAAGATAGAGATGCTGTAAATGAATTACCGTTTTATGTGCAATGTAAATGTACTAAAATAACTCCTAATATATCAGAAATTATTAAAAGTTGTCCAAGAAAAAATAAACACTTAGTAATATTCTGAAATAAACAAATAAATAAGGAAGTAAATATGGCAAGTGATGGTGAATTTGTTATGTTAGAAAAATCTTATTTTTATGAGTTAATTTCAAATCAAAAATTAGAATAAAAATTATGTTTGAAACTGCATCTTTCCATATCATTAAAGCTTGTAATATGAGATGTAAATTTTGTTATGCAACATTTAATGATATTAAAAGTAGAAGTCTTCCAGTAGAAGATGCAAAAAATATATTATTTAAATTAAAAAACTCCGGATTAAAGAAAATTACTTTTGCAGGAGGAGAACCATTAATGTATAAAAATATATCCGAGGTAATATGTTATTCAAAAGCAATAGGATTAACTACCTCAATTATCACAAATGGATCATTAGTTGATGATGATTTTATACGTGATCATATTGGAGTATTAGATTGGATAGGATTATCTATTGATAGTTTAAGTTTTCAAGTTAATAATATGATAGGTAGATATGGAATGGATGTATTTCGATATGTTGAATTAATTAAAGCAATAAAAGATGCAGGTTATAAATTAAAAATAAATACAGTAGTAAATGTTTTTAATCAAAATGAAAATATGCAATCATTTATTGATCATGCTAATCCAAGTAGATGGAAAATATTTGATACACTTAAAGTAGAAGGTCAGAATGATGATCAATATTATAGTATAAAACCAAATACTGGATCTTTTGAAAAATTTGTAAATAGACATCATCATAAGTCTATGGTTGTAGAAAATAATGAATTAATGACTGGTAGTTATATGTTAATTGACCCAATGGGGAGATTATTTGAGAATTCAAAAGGACATCATGTATATTCAAGTCCACTTCAACATTCTGATGTTGATACTTGTTTATCAGAAATTTCTTTAGATAGAAATATGTTCGAAAAAAGAGGAGGAATTTATGATTGGTAATATTAATAATTTAATTTTTTTAAAGTGAATATTTATTTAGACATTGATGATGTAATTTTCGGATTTCAAGAAGCTTATGCTGAAAAGTATAATACTAAGATGCAAAAATCTTGGTCAAATTCGAATTTAATGAAGAAAAGACTTTCAGAATTAAGAAAGCAAAAGGATTTTTGGTTAAATTTACCTTTAAAAAATAAACCAAATTTTACACCTAAAGGTTTCGTTAGCGCAAGAGCTATTCCTAAATCTTGGACAAGAGAATCTTTAAAAATTAATTCAATTCCAGGTAGAAGTAATGTAAATCAAGTTCCTTGGGGAGCAAGTAAAATTAAATTACTTAAAGAATATAATTGTGATATATTTATTGATGATAAAGTAGAGACTTTTAGAGAATGTCATAAAAATGGTATATTTTGTTTATTAATGGACGCAAGTCATAATCAAAAAACTAAAACAAAATATAGAATTTATGATCTTGATATTGATAATATATTAACTTTATATAAAAGCTATAACGATGTATATAGATAAAATGACTAAAAAGCAGAAAATTGAAGAATTAAAATCTGAAATTTCTTCTTGTTCTGAAAAATATCTTGATGAATTGTTACGTGATTTTGGGTTTGAATATTCTTATGAAGATGATGAAGAAAATTACGATAACGATTAAAAAACAATGGTAGAAATTAAAATAATTCCAAATACTCTTCAGTTGTTAAAAATGACAGATGAAGAGTATTTTAGTGACAAATATAAAAAATATATTTCTAATTCTAGATTAGGCTATTTAGATGAAAATGAAGGTGGATCTGAAGAAAAATTTATAAAAGGATTTGATTCAAGTTTTTCTGATTCATTTGAATTAGGGTCTGCTATACACGCTATGTTATTGCAACCTGATTTTTATTTTATAGCTAAAGCATCTAAACCTACTGGTAAATTGGGAGTTTTTGCCGAAGAAGTATTCAAATTGAGATCTGAAAATAAAAACCTTAAATTAAGTAATGCTTTTCAATTAGCTTCAGTTAAAGCTGATTATTATTCAGGACAATTTAGTACAGCTAGAATAAAAACTGCAATTAAAAAATCTATAAAATATTATTTAGATAGAATTAGAATAATTGAAGAAATAGAAGGTAAATGTCCTTTATATTTATCAAGTCCTAATAAAGAAAAACTAAATCAATGTTTATTAAGTATTTCTTCTAATGAGGAATTTTTAGATAAATTGAATCCTAAAGGACTTTTTACTAAACCTGATTCATTTAATGAATATGCTATACTTTGTGAAGTAGAAGTTATTATTGATGGAGTATCTAATATAGTAAAAATTAAAGCAAAATTAGATAACTTTACTATTGATAGAGAATCTCAATTAATTGTTCTTAATGATTTAAAAAGTTCAGGAAAACCTGTAAAATTCTTTATGGGTAATTGGGTTAAAGAAATAAATGAAAACAATGAATCTATTAAAAGATGGTATAATGGATCTTTTCAAACTTACCATTATTATAGACAAATGGGTTTATATTTATGGCTACTTCAAGCTGCACTTAAACAATACTATGATTTAAATTATAAATTAGAAGCTAATATGTTGGTAATAGAAACTATTCCAAATTATAAAAATCAAGTATTTAAGCTAAATAATAAACATATTCAGTCAGGTTTAGCGGAATTTAAATCATTATTAACAAAAGTAGTATTATGCAATCTTCAGAACAAAATTTAACATATGAAGATAAAAAACAGTTTTATTTTAAATTTTTATCTTTAGGTAGTATTGGAAAAAGTGTTAATGATAAACTAATATTAATTTCATTAGTATCTTTCACTTATATTAAAATGAAAGATAAAAATCCTAAAATTACAGTATTAGATATTCTTAAAAATATTACTAAACAAAAACAAGATAATTCTATATTTTATCAGATGCTTGAATCTTTATCTATTATCGTTGAAGATTATTGTTATAACTGTTCTGAAGCAGACTCTTGTGGACTTAAAACTTCTCAAGAAATTATTAATAAAATTAAACAAATATTAAATACATGGGTCCCATTTTAAATGAACAATTATTTTTCGTAGTAGAAAAAGAGCAGAATGAAGAGGAAGATATAAATTATATGGAGAAAGATTCATTATGGGTAATAGATGGTGATTTAATAAGACCATCTACTAATTTATCTATAAGGCATAAAATGAGTCCAGGCATTTATAAAGTTGATATAAGTAAAGATATTGGTATTTATTGTAAGAAAATAAATATAACTTCTGATGAATTATATTACTTTTCACATTCAAAAATCCCAGATTTACTTAATCAAATAAAATTATTTTGGAAAAAAGCTGAAGCTTATAAAAATAATAATTTAATTCACAAAAGAGGAATATTATTAGAAGGTTATCCTGGAAGTGGAAAAACATCTATAATTTCATTATTATGTGATGATATTATAAGTAAAGGCGGAATAGTTTTTAACGTAACAAGTCCATCTAATTTATCAGTATATACTAGTTTTGTAAAAAATAGTTTTAGAAGTATCGAACCAGAAACTCCTATTATTACAATCATAGAAGATATAGATAAATATGATGATAGTGATGTATTACTTGATTTTCTTGATGGTAAATCTCAAATAGAACATCATTTAGTTATAGCCACTACAAATGATACTACTAGAATTCCAGATTCATTTCTTAGACCTAGTAGAATTGATTTAAAAATAGAAATACCTCTTCCAAGCGATAAGGTAAGGCGAGAATATTTTACTAATAAAAAAGTTAGCGAAAATTTAATTGAAGAATTAGTTAAAAACACTAACAATTGCTCTCTAGCTGATCTTAAAGAAATATACATTAGTGTTTTCTTATTAGATTATAGTATAGATGAAGCTATTAAAAAAGTAAAATTACCTCAAAATAAAAAAGAATATAATAGTAATACACTGAAAACCACAAAGTTAGCGATTTAACATTAATTTAACATTAAACAGTAAATTAATTCGGAACTAATGTGTATCTTTGTATTACAATATTAGATGATAAACACATAGATAAGGAAAAAAATTAAAATTAAAAAATGTAAATGATTATGAAATCTATTGAAGTTCAAGGTTACAGCAAACAAAAAGCATTCGAATCTACAGGATTTGACACTGAATTAGAAATGTTCAAAAATGCCACTCAATCGTGGAAAAAAGCCGGTTCTCCGCTAAGTACTAAATCTATGAATTCTTTCATGGAAAACTATTTGAGAGAAAAGAAAGCTATTGGAGCTTATATCGTAATTGATGCAGCATCTGATGATACTCGTTTAAGACCATATGAAGTAATTAATGAAGTTACTTTCGGTAAACGTAAAACAACTACAAAATATCAGGTTAAAGAAGCTGAATTGTTGGTAAAATACCATGATGACAAAAAAGAAGTAACCGATAAAGAAACTGGTGAAACTAAAGTTATTGATATTAAAGTTCCTTATCGTAAAGAAAACGTTACGGTTGAAGTTACCGACAAAGAAACTGGTGAAAAAACTACTAAAGTTAAAGAAGTAGAAGTTCCAGACGTAAAAGTTTTGAACAAAGGTGTTGTTGAAGGTTCTGCAGAACGTAAAGATGCTGCTTTAAAAATCATGAAAGATCTTATGACAGAAAATAAGAAAGATTACGTGATTGAAATCGTAAAAGAAGTAACCGGTGGACAAAAATATGCTGCTTATGGAGTATATACCCCATCTAAATCAGCAAAAAAAGGTAAATTTATTTTCTATACAAAAGAAAATTAATAAAAAATACCCCTTGAGTTTTTTAATATTTTTTCTCAAGTAAAAAAATAATTAAAATATTATATAACACACGAAGGTTGGTAGATTAATTTCTATCAACCTTTTTTATTTTTAAAAAATGTTAACGGTGTAACAACTACTAAGAATTTTAAATGAATAAAAAATTAAGTAAAAGACACGAACATATAAAAAATGTTTGTAAAAAATTAAATTCAACTCAAGAAAATATCCAAGAAAATACTTTAGACTCAGATTCTATTAAAGATTTAGAAAAAAAGAAGTTCGATATTTCAAAAGAAGATCAAAAATATATTAAAAGGATCTGTAATAATAGTAACATTAATTTAGATGAAAAACTAGATGTTCTGACAAATGAATTTAATGTAGAAATTGAAGTAATGCAGGAAATGATAAACTTTTTAGGTATGTCATTATCTCAATCTCAATTTTCTGTTGCAAAATTACATACACTAAAAAAGAAAAAAAGATATATAATTTCATCAGCACAGACAGCAAGTCCAGTAAATCTTGCTTTTTTAAATAATATTGAGGTTTATGCTAAATTTATTGATGCTGAAATAGGAATTATAGCAACAAGATATAGAAATCCAACTTCTATTTGGAAAGAAGAGGGAGATATTTGGGATGAACGTACTCACAAATATCTGACTGCTAATAGACAGAATTTACATAATGATGTATTGTTATTAGCAGATCTTAAAATTCAAGCAACTAGTCCTAATCCAACAAATGGTATTGAATTATTTGGAGATGATTCTTCTGTTATTGTAGGATCACCTAGAATTGAAATGAGAACAGTACCGGTATTACCTGATCAAAAACAAAAATTCCTTTATTCTACTGGTACAGTAACTATGCCAAGTTTTACTGATTCAGTTGCTGGAGGAAAAGCAGCAGAACATCATACTTATGGATTTGTTATTGTAGAAATTGAAAATGACGATGTTGTTCATTTAAGAAGTGTTTCTGCAAATGAAGATGGATCCTTTAACGATTTAATTTATAGAATTGAAGATCAAACTGTTGTTAAAGAATCAGTAGATACTTTAGTTTGGGGAGATTCTCATTTTGCACAGAAAGATGAAAGAGTAACTAAAGCTTTTAGAAAAGTATGTAGGGATTTAAAAATAAAAAATAGTGTACTTCATGATGTATGGGATTCTGAAAGCATCAATGTACATAATGTAAAAAATCCTATTATTCAACATCAATTAATGAAAGAAAATAGAGATGATCTTAAAAAAGAATTAGATCAAATGTCTTCTGAGTTACAATGGTTTGAAAATAATATGACTGAAACATTAGTAATTGCTTCTAATCATGATGATATGTTAGATAGAGCAATGGTTATCAGCGATTGGAGAGATAATCTTAAAAATGCTGAAATTTTTGTTAAAATGTTAAAATTAACTCTTTCAGGAAAAGCAAAAGAAGGTATTATTCCATATTGTATTAATAAAAAATTTAAAAATATCAGAGCTTTAGGTATAAATGATTCTTTTATAAGATTCGGAGTAGAATTAGGACTTCATGGACATAAAGGTCCAAATGGATCTAAAGGAAATATTCAGAGTTTTTCTAAATTATCTTGTAAAACAATTATTGGACATTCTCATTCTCCAGCAATTCGTTGGGGATGTTATCAAGTAGGTATTTCATGCCAAATGCAACACGGATATAATAAAGGATTAACTGGATGGGCATATGCAAGTTGTACATTAAACAAACATGGTAAACGCCAAATGATTATATTAAATAAAGACACTTTAACTTATACAACTTTATACTAATGAAAATAGAAAGTAAAATAGAATATCCAATTACTTCAATGAGATATTTTGAAAGAGAGTTTGATATTAAAGAATTAACAGAATATATTTTATTAATTAGAGAAAATTATCGTATATTTACTAAAACTCTTTTAAGAGATGTAATTCTAGACTTTTCATATGAAATATTTGATAATTTTTCAGATGATATGCTTATTTTAAAAGGAGATAATCTTGATGATATAGATATAAATTCATTTGAATTTAATATTTTAAATATTGATGAACTTACAGAATATTACTCTTATTTAACTAAAGAATTAGAAGAATCTTGTTGTGATAATGAAACAGGTAATTATTGTAGTAATTGTGGAAAAAAATTAAAATAATG